AAACACATCAGGCTTTTTAGAATTAATTAGTGTTGCCATTGCCAGCACCCAGTCAGGGTGACTGATGGCCTCGAGTCTTTTGTACTGTGCTTCTTGTACAACTTTAAAAACATAACAACCTTTCAGGGCGTAACAGCCTTCACAAACTGAATTTTTTATTTGTCTTAATTTTTTGCCAGTCTTGCATTCCTTCGCAGGAATACCAATTGACCAGCCAGGCATCTTTGACGGTTTACTTAGCCCTCCAACCAGGGCCCATGCTTCTTTAGTATTCATATTCTTTTATCCTTTCTTTTATAGGATTGTATAACATTATAATTTTGTCTTGTCAAACTTGCGGCTTGGAGCTTGCAGCTTGAGGCTTCCTTCTTATATCCGTTGGCCTCGAGCCAGCGCCAGTGGTGCAGCAGGATCTGTATACTTTCAGATCCTGCCCTGAATGACTTAGTCATCCTTTCTCTCTTCCATATATTTTCTTGATCTCGCCTGGTCTTCCTTCACCAGCCGTAGGACCTCTTCCAATGCATAGGCTACTCTTACCAGCGCATTACTTTGTATCTTTTGTTCTGTTTCATTATCCATAATTATTCCTTTCTAAATACATCCTATATTATCCCGTAACCATTGTCAAGCATTGCTTGCTGCTTGAGGCTTGGCGCTTTACTCTTCTCTTATTTAGAATGATTTTTAGAATCATTCTAAACTGAATTCTATGATCAGTCACTATGCTACGCGGGTAGTCATGTCGCCTCCCATTGCATGACATACAGATATCTTGGCGAAATACCCGTGTTATAGTGTTTATCTCCACAGTCATTAATGACTGATCCCAGATCCAAGTCGCGCAACACAACATTCTCAGATAGAGTTTCTGCTTACCGTTGTGCCTCTATCCACTTGGATCAGGGATCAGTAGCACCCAATGGCTTTCTTCCAGAGTGCTAATGATCTCTACTTGTTTAGAGTAATTAATATATAATCCTTGACTATCCTATTGTCAAGGTATAAAACAAATTAAATTAAATAAATATAGAAAGGTCTAAAATGACTAAAATAAGAATGAATACTGAACTTAGAAATAAGTTATTTAATAAAATAAAAAATGTCTTTGAGAATGAGGACACACAAGAACGAGAGGCATATCTTCAAGCAAGGGAAGATGTTGATAGACAATATGAACACGCACATAGACTTGCAGTTGATGTTGTTGAGAGAGCATATCCACCAGAAGATGTTGCAGTATTAAGAACTTTCAAAAAGAAATATGGAAGTCCTTGTGATGTTGTTGCAAAAGATAAATGCTTTTACTTTGCACACCAAGAGGGTGTTGACGAGGACAATGACCCAATAGAAACTAAATCTCATTTTGATTTTGGTTTGTTTGGTAATTTAAATGGTAGCGAGTATAGTAGTGATGAGGGTAAAAAGTTTGCGTTTGCATATTTTAGAGAAGATTTAAAAGCTATGGATTGCAACCCAGATATCTTTGCACAACAAAAAGAAAACAAAGATAACCCACACAAAACAAAACACGTTGATGAGTGTTCAAAGGCACTTGGTTATACTAACTATCATAACAATGATAATACAGGTATGGCAAAAACTTTTGATGACCAATACTATCTTGATGTCATTGGAACATCTTACTGTCGTTCACGTGCTATTGCTTGTACTAAAGATGAGTACCAACATTTTGAAAGTTGGAGAATTGCAAAAGGTAATTTAGTCACTACACACCAATCATGGATTGATACAATTATGAAACAATGCGATCAGTTAAAAATTGGATTGAAAGCATATAGATATCTTTCAGAGGGTATTGAACTTGCAACAGAACTTGGAATACAAGTTGATGAGGCAGAGTTAATTAGAACTAACTCAACAGGTCTTACAATCTACAATCCAAGCAACTTGGCTAGTATGATTAAAGGTATGAAGAATAAACATCAATCAAGAGAGGCGAAGATATTGGCTAGAAAAAAATATGAAGAAAGTCTAAATTAAAGTTTGACTTATAGGGCTATCTGAAATAGGATAGTCCTATATAAATAGAAAGGTATAATATGACAAACAAAACATTTTACATAACTTATTGGGCTTCTAAACATAAGAAGCACATTACAAGAAAAGGCAAACATGACGACAAGTCAAGATATGGAGTTGCAAAGAACGGCACACCTTATTATGTTTATTATGACTTAGATAGTCATGGATATAGAACAGCAACTACAACTTGGAAAGTGAGGCACTAATGCCAAATAAACATTTTTGCCAAGGACCACATTGCCATGAACAAGTTACACAAGATAGATTTTTAAAATCTAGAGGTGTGATTAGAGGGCGCTATGCATATGCAACATTGGACCAAGCACCTAATCAATATGGTTGGCAAGCGCCAGACTCAGATAAGTATTTCTGTGGTCAATCATGTAAAATGCAATGGCTATCTCAGAACATGCAAAACATTGAACATGGTCGACCGATTGAGTTCATCAGACACAGACGCGAAACTCAAGGATATGCTAAGGTCAAGAACGATGAGTCTAGGTGGGGTCCAGAATATGTTATTGAAAGGATTGACAACAGGACCGAAATAGACTAGGATAATCCTATTAACTAGAAAGGTATAATATGACAAAAACAATTAAAGCAGAGTACATGCCAGGTGGCGCAAGAAGACAAGAGATGTTAGACAAAGCAGTTGACTACATCAGAACACCTGGCGCAACACAACAGATCAAGCACGAGTTCTGTTTAACTTATCTCAAGATGACAGAGACAGAATATCTTGAAGCACTTAACAAAGCTACAAACGGCGCAATGGTGAGGGACTTATGGAACTAGAACGAACAGAAGAACGTAAGAACAGATTTAATGGCGAGTCTGTTATGCTTACAAAAGAAGAAGCAAGAAGACATGATTGTATATTCTTGGCTGAGGTTATGGCAACCTTAGAAGACAGAACAAAAGGACGTGGTGCGTCTAAGCATTGGGATATAATGCGTAAACATCTTAACTGGTTTCGTCAACACAACGCGGAAGCATACATGGTTCTATTAGACTAGAGCCAACCTTTCTTGCCATGGCGCTAACGCGCCATGGCGCACGGATCCCTATCCAATTCCAATATCGATTAAAACTTTGAACCCATCACCCCTTATATAAAAAAGGGGTCCCACTACTCTAGGTTGTATTGCTTGATTTAGACAGTTTATGGTGGTAAAAACATATTGAACACTTTAAACATAAGTGCAAAAAAATTTTAAAAATTTTTAAATGAATTTGAATAATATAGATATAAGTAAACTACCTGCAGACGTCCGTAAAGAATATAAAAAATTGCAGGTCATGCATGCCGAGAAGCAAATACAGAATAAAGCTAAAGATGATTTCATGTCCTTTGTCAAATGTGTTTGGCCCGATTTTATAGAAGGCTCTCATCATCGACACATAGCAAAAAAATTTAATCAACTTGCAACAGGAGAGATAACAAGACTAATCGTGAACATGCCACCAAGGCACACGAAGTCAGAGTTTGCATCATACTTATTACCAGCATGGATGGTGGGCCGTGAGCCAAAGTTAAAGATCATTCAAGCAACGCACACAGGTGAACTCGCCGTGAGGTTTGGTCGAAAAGCAAAGAACCTAATTGACTCTGAAGATTATTCTAAAATTTTTAAAACAACTCTACAAGAAGATTCCAAGGCCGCCGGTAGGTGGGAAACAGCACAAGGTGGGGAGTATTTTGCAGCTGGAGTTGGCGGTGCGATAACCGGACGGGGTGCTGACTTATTAATAATTGATGATCCACATTCTGAGCAAGATGCATTATCTCCGACTGCGATGGAATCTGCTTATGATTGGTACACGTCAGGTCCACGTCAACGTTTACAACCTGGCGGTAAAATTATTTTAGTAATGACGCGTTGGTCTAACAAAGATCTGACAGGAAAATTATTACATAACCAAACTGAAGCGAAAGCTGATCAGTGGCACGTGGTCTCTTTTCCAGCAATCATGGACCACGGATCAAGTAAAGCTAAACCTGTTTGGCCTCAGTATTGGAAACTCGATGAGTTAGAGAAGGTCCAAGCAACACTGCCCACGGGCAAATGGAACGCACAGTGGATGCAAAATCCAACCGCAGAAGAAGGAGCTATTCTTAAACGTGAATGGTGGAGGACTTGGGATAAAGATTGGATACCTCAACTACACCATGTTATACAATCATATGATACAGCATTTCTTAAAAAAGAAACTGCTGACTACAGTGCTATTACTACTTGGGGTGTATTTTATCCTGATGAAGACTCAGGTGCTAATTTAATGCTCCTTGATTCTATAAAAGGACGATACGAGTTTCCTGAACTAAGGAGATTGGCCCTTGAACAATATGATTATTGGAAACCAGAATCAGTTATTGTAGAGGCTAAAGCATCAGGTTTACCTCTTACATATGAGCTTAGACAGATGGATATACCAGTAGTTAATTTTACACCCTCACGAGGAAATGATAAACATGCCCGTGTAAATGCTGTTGCACCTTTATTTGAATCTGGTATGATATGGGCACCAGAACAGAAATTCGCAGACGAAGTCATTGAAGAGTGCGCTGCGTTTCCGTACGGCGATCATGATGACCTAGTCGACTCTACGACACAAGCAATCATGCGTTTTAGACAGGGAGGATTATTACAACACCCTGAAGACTATGTGGACGAACCACAACAGGAACGTAAAAGGAATTATTATTAATGTCAGGAATAAATATAATTAGAAGATGGGTCATGAGTCAGATGACAAAAAAAGCTGACGATGGCATCATGATAACTTTACCCGAAAAAAACAAAGTAGATTTAAACGTTAGTATTACTATGGATAGATTACTACGTAATGGTATCGATCCAAATCAAATTACAAACCCACAACAAGTAGACAATGCAATCAACATGATTAATAGCAGAATGGTAAATAGAGCTATCCCTGCAGATTCTGCGGAAGGTAGAGAGATTACAGAAAGAATATTTGGTAAACAAAAAGCATCTGTCTTTGATATGGAAGGAAATAAAATTCCAGAAGGATCAGGGATCATGGGCGGTAAATCTATAAAAAATTTAATGGAGACAGGTCAAGTCAGTAAAGGTGCACGTGGCATGAAGAAAAGTAAAAAGGTTCAAGACCGAGAAATGTTTCAAGCAGCCAATGAAAGACTTACATCAGATGTAGACAGTATTGTTAAAAACATAAAATCTATGGAACCAATTACTGCTATGAAAGAAGCAAACTCTGTAATAGCTAGAAAAGGTAAGTATAAAAATTTAACACAAGAGCAATCTAAAAAAATATTACAAGACACAGAAGATCATATCTTTGAAAGAAATCTCCCTGAAGATCCAGAAGACTTTGCATCAGGTGGAATAGCAAGAGCACCTTTTGTAGGTGGTGGTATGGGACGTAGAGGATTTTTAAAATTATTAGGTAGCCTTGGTGCAGGGATCGGTGCAGTTAAAACAGGTATCCTTGGACTTGGTGGTAAACAAGCTGGTAAAGAAGTTGTAAAAGAAGTAGCACAATCTGCAGGATCAGGAACACCTCCTCCGTATTTCTTTAAACTTGCAGAAAAAATTAGATTACTAGGTGATGATGTAGCTGCTACAACAGATAAAACTATATCTAAAAAATATAAAGATTATGTTATGGAAGAAGACTTTGCAGGAAATATATCTATCATAAGAAAAGGAGATATGGATGCTCCAGGTTATGAAGAAGTGTACATGGGTTACAGAGTTGATGAAGTTCCAATTAAAGGTAAAAAAGGTTCTACAAAAGTAGAAGAATATGAAGAAGTTACTGCAAGACCAGACATGGATGGTAAAATGAAAGATGTTGAAGACGGCGTTCCGGATGATGTTATCGAAGATGCATTTGAAGAAGCTCCATCAATTAAAAAAGCATCAGGCGGTATCGCTAGAATGTTAGGTGAGTAATGAATCCCTTTGATCGTATAGGCCAAAGATTAACTAATTTTAATTCTTTATATGATGACGATGGCCCAAGCGCCACGGTCCAAGAATCACGGCCCATGTTTGACAAAGGTGGTATGGCCAAACTTGTTTCGTACGTAGAGGGTTTACCAAAAGGATCTACAGTCACTGCACAAATTCTTCAAGACTACGTTGATAAAAATAATTTAGATGTAAATCTTAAAAATTTTTTTAATAGAAACGCTAAGACAATTAAAGATAAAACATTTATTAGTGATACAAGGTCAAAAGATTTAAAACTAACTTCAGAAGAAAAAGCAAACATAGAAAAATACGGTCAAAAAAAATATGATAAACTAACAGATAAATCCGATAAGTTACGTGTAAGAAAAGGACAAGACGTTGGTTCTTTAGCTTTAGATAAACAACAAAAAGTAAAATTTAAAAAAGAATATGACAAAGGTATTAAGTATTACAAAAGTAAAGGTGTTGAGCCTAACATGGATACTATTCGAAAAAACGTGGCTAGTAATGATGGAAAATTTAAACCCGGTAATGTAAAGTTATTTGATGAGCCTGGACTAAGTGGTCTTTTTAAAAACTACGAAAAAGCAGATTTAATTGCAGATTTAAAAAAAGGTAAAAACTTATCTGAAATAAGTATTGAATATTTAGATAAAAATGAAAAACAAGTTTTAAAAATGTTAGAAGGTAAACGTGACTATACCAAACCTTTAGGAAGGTTAAGCACAGATTTATCTAATATAATTTCAGGAGACGAAGAAGCTACAAAATTATATGACAAGATTAAAAAAACAAATTCTTTTAATAAACTAAAAAATAAAAGCACTTATAAAAAAGCAGTTGAAACTCTCATACCTTTTGCACAAGAACAAAAGTTAATCCCTGATGTAAATTTAAAAGGTAAAAAAATTAATACAGCTAGTGATTATTTTAATTATGCTTACAAAGTTAAAAGAGATCCTATTGCAAAGTTATTTGGTTTTTATGAAAGAGTGGGTATTGAACATCCTGGTGGTGTAGCACGTGCTTTAATTTTTGATGATCCTGCAACTTTAAATGAAATTGTAGCAACAATGCCTGATACAAATTTAGCTGCAGGATCAACTTATGATACTTATGCAACAGGTCAAGCAAGATTTTTTGAAAAAACAAAAGACCCAAAATATATTAAAAAAATAAATAAAATTATTTTAAATAAACAAAAAGAATATGGTAAGCCAAGAACTATATTAGATGTTGATGGTGGTAATGTTACTAGACGTACAACTAAATTTTCTTTAACAGACCCTAATTTAATAGAAGACAGTAAATCATTTATTAATGAGTACGTTGCTGCAGGTGGATCTCAAAGAAAAAATTTTAATAAATTAGACCCCTCTTTACAAAAATCTATTTTAGCTTTTGAAAAAGGAGATAAAATAAAAGGAAATAAGTTTTTAAAAACAGCTTTAAAAGACACAGGTGCTGAAGCAGAATTTAAAAATACATTACAACAATTAGATAAATCAGATCTTACACGTCTAGCTGTAATAGGTTGTGGACGTAAAGTTGCTTTTGCTGGCGGAAGAATAAATTTTAATGAAGGTTTAAATGTAACAGAGTGTGCTACAAAAGGTACGGAAAAATTAAAAGGTGATCCAAGAAAGCTAACACCAGGTGATCAAGCAAATGTAAGAGCACTTGCAAAATCAGGTAAAGCTGTAAAATTTTTAAAAGGAGTATTAGGACCTGCAGCAATTTTAGGTGAAGTTATATTTGAAGGTGGTGCTGCTGCAAATAAATTTATGGATCAAGGTATGCCAATCAAACAAGCATTAGGTGAGTCTTACATAAATAAATATTTTCTTGGTCCAAAATTACAAATAGATGTTGAAGCAGAACGTGCAAAAGAAATGGCTAAAGGTGAAGAGTATGCTATGGCAGAACGTGGCAGAAGAATGGCACCATTCATGGCAAAGAGTAAAGCAGCTGATGAAATAAGATTAAAAAAAAGAAAACAACAAATGGAAGAAGTTTATCCAACAACACCTATTCCACAAATAGATCTAGCATTACAGGATGCTGGTTTAACTCAACAAGAAACAGGTATGACTTATCCAGAGTTACAAGATTACATTAAAAGACAATCTCAAATGCAAGCGATAGCAGATGCAGGTGGGGTTGCAAATATGGCAGGCGGTGGTATTGCTAAAATCGCAGGAGATAGATCAGGTGCAATGTTAACATCCATGAACCCTGATTCACAAGGCTTGTCAGGTATATTAAAACGTGTTAAGAAGATATAGGAGTAATAAATGGCAGATATAGATAAAGGACTCCCTAACACTAGAACTAAACTTGAAATCCCTTCAGAAGAGGAAATAACAGAAGAAGTTAGTGTTCAGGAAGAAGATATTGAAAAAGGACCCGTAGAAGTAATCCCTGAAGAAGATGGCGGAGCAACTATTGATTATGAACCTGGTGCAATTAATATACCAGGAACAGAATCGCACTTCGATAACTTAGCAGATATTTTACCAGAAGATGTAGTAGAACCTATTGGAAATGAAATGGTTCAAAACTATATGGACTATAAATCTTCAAGAAAAGAATGGGAAAGCGCTTATACAAGCGGTCTTGATCTTTTAGGTTTTAAATACGAAAACAGAACAGAACCTTTTCAAGGAGCTTCAGGTGCAACGCACCCAGTTCTTGCAGAAGCAGTAACACAGTTTCAAGCACAAGCTTACAAAGAATTATTACCAAGTGATGGACCAGTAAGAACACAAATTATTGGAATTAAAAATCCACAAACAGAACAGCAGTCACAACGTGTTAAAGATTATATGAATTATTTAATCATGGACACTATGAAAGAATACGAATCAGAATTTGATTCTATGTTATTTCATTTACCACTAGCTGGATCTACATTTAAAAAAGTTTACTACGACGTACCACTTGGAAGAGTGGTATCGAAGTTTGTACCAGCGGATGAATTAATTGTACCGTATACGGCAACCTCATTAGACGATGCGGAAGCAGTTATTCATACCGTGAAAATTTCAGAAAACGAATTAAGAAAACAACAAGTCAGCGGTTTCTACAGTGACGTTGAGTTAGGACCTCCAGGTACAGATACTAATGGAGAGTTATCTAAAAAAGAACGTGAGTTAGAAGGAACTAAAAAAACAGGTAAGAACGAACCTGTATATACTTTGTTGGAGTGTCATGTTAATTTAGACTTAGAAGGTTTTGAAGACGTTGGTGAAGATGGAGAACCAACAGGAATAAAACTTCCTTATATTGTTACAGTTGATGAAGGTAGCAGAAAAGTTTTAGCTATTAGAAGAAACTATGCACCAGATGATTTAAAGAAAACTAAAATACAATATTTTGTACATTTTAAATTTTTACCAGGTTTAGGTTTTTATGGTTTCGGTTTAATCCACATGATAGGTGGACTGTCTAGAACAGCAACCGCAGCTTTGAGACAGTTATTGGATGCGGGAACGTTATCTAATCTGCCAGCTGGATTTAAACAAAGAGGTGTAAGAGTTAGAGATGAAGCATCACCAATACAACCAGGTGAATTTAAAGATGTAGATGCACCAGGTGGTAATTTAAGAGATGCTTTCTTTCCTCTACCATACAAAGAACCATCAGCAACATTGTTACAATTAATGGGTGTTGTAGTTGGTGCAGGTCAAAGGTTCGCGGCTATTGCTGATATGCAAGTGGGCGATGGTAATCAAGGCGCTGCAGTTGGAACTACAGTTGCATTACTTGAAAGAGGTTCACGTGTTATGTCTGCAATACACAAAAGATGTTACGCAGCAATGAAAAACGAATTTAAATTATTAGGAAAAATAGTTTCACAATATTTACCACCAGAATATCCTTATGATGTTGTAGGTGGACAAAGAAATATTAAACAAGCTGACTTTGATGATAGAATAGATGTTGTACCTGTTGCTGATCCTAATATATTTTCAATGTCTCAAAGAATTACACTTGCTCAAACACAATTACAAATCGCAACATCAAACCCACAACTTCATAACATGTATCAAATTTACAGAAACATGTATAATGCGATTGGTGTAAAAGATGTAGACGCAGTTTTACCTCCACCGGCACCAACAGCACCAAAAGATCCAAGTTTAGAACACATTGATGCAATGGCAGGAAAACCTTTTCAAGCTTTTCCAGGTCAAGATCACAGAGCACACATCACAGCTCACTTAAATTTTATGTCTGTTAATATGGTTAGAAATAATCCACAAGTTATGGCTGCTATTCAAAAAAATATACTTGAACACATTTCAATTATGGCTCAAGAACAAGTTCAAATGGAGTTTAGAGAGCAAATGATGCAGATTCAACAGATGCAACAGATGGCTGCAATGGACCCACAAATACAACAACAGTTACAAATGTTAAATAATGAGATTGAAGCTAGAAAAGCAGTGTTGATTGCTGAAATGACTGAAGAATTTATGAAAGAAGAAAACAAAATTACTTCACAATTCGATAATGACCCACTATTAAAGTTAAAATCACGTGAAGTTGATCTAAGAGCAATGGAAAATGAACGAAAAAGAGACGCTGATGAAACAAAAGCTGAATTTGACAGAGCAAAATTGATGCAAGCAAGAGATTTAGCTGAAGATAAGATGGATCAGAACGAAGAATTAGCAGAATTAAGAGCAGGAGTAAGTCTTGCAAAAAAAAATAATGCTAATATAAACTAGTAAAGGTAAAAAATATGATAAACTATAAAAAAGCAAAACAGATGGCAGTTCCTGAGCAGAATATAGAAGTAGATCCTAGATCTAAGACTACTGCAGACGGTGCTTTTAACTATATTCCTACTGGAGACAAGGAAAAAGTTAGAGGACAAAAAAGAATGCTAGCTGACAAGAAAAAACCGGCTACTTGGTACTAAATCATGTGGTTCAGTGCAATTAAACTAGCTCTAAACGCTGGTAGTCACATCTATAAGAAAAAACAAGAGACTAAAATGATGATGGCTAATGCTCAAGCTAAACATGCAGAAAAAATGGCCTCCGGAGAGTTAGAATATTCGGGAAAATTGCTAGAAGCCCGACAATCGGACTGGAAGGACGAAGCAGTTTTGATAATTCTTACGTTGCCCATATTAGTGATTGCTTGGGGAGTCTTCTCAGACGATCCGGGATCGGCAGAAAAGATAAAAATGTTTTTTGACCAATTTCAGCAGCTCCCGTCATGGTTTACAAATTTATGGATCCTTGTCGTGGCGAGCATTTATGGTATAAAGGGTACACAAATTTTCAAAGGAGGAAAAAAATAATGGGAATTTTTAGTTACGTTAAAGCAGGAAAAAAAGTTTTTGATACTATTACAAAGGTCAAGCCTAGTGTGCCTAAAACAAATTTAGAGAAAGCTACAAGCAAATTAAATATTGCTAAACACAAAACTAAAATGTCTAAAGCAAAGTTAGATCAAACTATGTTTAATATAGATCAAGCTGCTAAAAAAGCAAAAGAAACAGCTAAACATAAAAGAAACGAAAAAATAGTTAAAAAATTTATAGGAGAAAAATAATGGCTGGAAAACCAATTAGTAAAAGTAAACAAAAAGGATTAGCTGCATTAGCTAAAAAGAAACCTGAGTTAGCAAAAAAGTTTGGATACAATCCAAAAAGAATGGTTGCTAAAAAAGGTGGGAAAGCAAAAAAATAATGGCTAAACTTTGTGCAAAAGGCAAAGCAGCCGCTAAAAGAAAATTCAAAGTATATCCTTCAGCATATGCTAACATGTACGGTTCAGCTGTATGTTCAGGTAAAGTTACACCAGGTGGCAAAAAGAAAAGAAAAAAAGCTATGGGTGGTGGAATGATGGACATGACTAGAATGAAATACGTAAAAGGAGGACAAGTATAATGCCAGGACCAGATCCAAGAAAAACAAAATTTCAAGAAGAAAGAAAAGGGCGTGGACCAAAAATGGGACGTTCAGGATTAAAAGAGAATGAAAAAACTATAAAAAAAGATGGTAAACTTATAATTATGGTTGTTGGTGAAGACGGAAAATCTCAATATCCTGAATTGAAAGCTAGAGGCGGAAGAGCCGGATACAAAAATGCAGGTTCTGTTAAAGGATGCAAAATGGCCAAAGCAGGTAAAGGAAGAGCTTACGGAAAAAATTCATAATGCGTACTCACTTTTCAAAAGGTGGATTAAGACAATGGGTAGCCGAGAAATGGGTGGACATTGGAGCGCCGAAGAAAGACGGGAAGTATCAGCCTTGCGGGAGAAGCAAAGGCTCAAAGAGG